GCATCGGCAGCCGCCTCTGCAATCCGGGCCGGCCCATGCCGGTTGAGGCGCTGGCGGTGCATCACATCACCGATGCCATGATCGCAGGCGGCGGGGAGGCAGGCGCTAAGGCCGGGCCGCCTGAGCTGGCGTTCCGCCGCATCATGGAGGGCAGCCCGTCGATCTTTGTCGCGCACAACGCCGACTTCGAGCGGGAGTTCCTCGGCGGCGGCGGCGCGCGATGGGTCTGCACGTATAAGGCCGCGCTGCGCGTCTGGCCTGATGCGCCGGGGCACGGCACGCAACTGCTGCGCTACTGGCTCGGGCTCGATCTCGACGACCGCTGGGCAATGCCCCCGCATCGCGCAGGGCCTGACGCCTACGTGACCGCGCACATCCTGATCAAGCTCCTCCTATCCGGCACCAGCATCGACGACATGGTGCGCTGGTCATCCGGCCCCGCGCTCCTGCCCCGGATCACATTCGGCAAGCACAAGGGCGCGCGCTGGGAGGACGTGCCGCTCGATTACCTGCACTGGATCGTGGACAAGAGCGACATGGACCGCGACGCCAAGGCGAACGCGAAGCATCACCTCAAGCTGCGGGGGCGGTCATGATCGTCACCACGTCAGAAGCGCGCGAGCGCTGGTGCCCGCACGTAGTCGCGAGCCATACCGACCCGCGCGTTGGCTTTAGCTCGGACGGGCGCGGCAAACCCCACACCTGCATCGGCTCTGACTGCATGGCGTGGCGCTGGATCGAGAACCTGCGCAACGGGCGCAAGCCCGAGGAGCGGCGCGGCTTCTGCGGCCTGTCCGGGGCAATAAGTGATTGGGGAGCGGCGCAATGAGCAACGTCCCCGCATTGCAGCGGCAGATTTTCGATCTGCTTGAGGAATACGAGGCGAAGGAGGCGGCAGTCGGCGAGACGGTTCGCGCGCTCAACAACGCCGTTGACACCTTCGGGCTCGCGAGCACCGTGGCGGGCACCTATGTCCGCTCGCTGATCCAGTTTCGCGACAAGCCGAACGAGCGCGATGTGCGGCGCAACCTTCTGGTGGGGGCATGGAAGGCCGCCTACAGCCTGATCCAGATTGACCGCATCGCGTCGGCCAGCGACAAGGGCCGGTTCCAGCGCGAGCTTGAGAACCCGCCGCCTTTCACCTTTGACAACCTCAAGGCGACGTTCGGCGACTACGTGGCCCGGCCCCGGTTCCATGTGCTCAAGGGAATGGCCGAGTGCTTTGTCGGCCTCGACCCCGCCTACAAGAGTCACAGTAAGGTCAAAGTCGGCGTTGCCGGCCTCCCCAAGCGCGTGATCCTCGAGAACGTCGGCGGCTGGGGCAGCTACGGGCGCGACAAGCTGATCGACATCCTGCGGGCGCTGGCCGCCTATCGCGGCGCTCCGGTCCTCGACAACGCCGAGATCGGCGGGCTCGAAAAGCTGCACAGCTATGCCGGCCACGAGGCCGGCGAGATCGTGCTCGACGGCAACCACATGGTCGAGTTCAAGGATGGCATTGAGGTTCGCCCGCCTGATCGCGGCATCACCGTGCGCAAGTTCAAGAACGGCAACGCGCATGTGATCTTCGATCAGGCGGCGCTACTGGACATCAACCGGGCGCTAGCGGAGTTCTATGGCGAGGTTCTGCCCGACGCCGAGGAGGACGACGCCAAGCCCCGCGCATCGACGGCGGTCAGCAAAGACCTCGCCTACTATCCGACGCCGGTGAAGGTGGTCGAGGACATCATCGCCCACGCCTACATCAGAAGCGGCGACCGCGTGCTTGAGCCGTCCTGCGGCTGCGGGCGCATTCTTGACGCGCTCGCCAAGCGGGGACATCCGGTGCTGGGCATCGAGGTCGATCCGGGCCGGGCTGCGCAGGCGCGAGGCAAGGGGCACGCCGTGATGACCGGGAACTTCCTCGACATGGCCCCAACACCGGACTTCGACCGCGTGGTGATGAACCCGCCCTTCGCCGGGCGGCACTACATCAAGCACGTCAGGCACGCGCTGCGGTTCCTCAAGCCCGGCGGCGTCCTGATCTCGATCCTGCCGGCGACGGCTTGGTATGACCACGGCGAGCTCAAGGGCACATGGCAAGACCTGCCGGTCGCCAGCTTCGCGGAGTGCGGCACCAACGTCCCGACCGGCTATCTTACGATGGCGGTGCCGCGATGACCGACGACGAGATCGGCTACATCATCGTTGACAATGCGCCCACCGGATCGGGCTTCTCGGTGTGCCCGGATGGCAGGGCGCGCGAGCTGCTTCCGCGCTTCCCCGATCACATCGCGTTCTGGACATTCGCCAAGAAGAAGGATGCTGGCGAATGGGCGTTAACGCTGGCGGCGAAGGCTGACGGCATCGAGATTTGGGACAAGACGAGTGACTGATGCCCAAGCATAGACCGAGCACGATTGAACTAGATGTCCAGAGCGAGCTGGGGGACGTTTTCCTCAAGACCTTGCAGCGCGTGGGGCGCGGTGAGCTGCCCCCGGAAATTCGGTTTCGCTTCGCCATCCGGCTTGGGGATCGGCAGGGCAGCACGCTCGTTGCCGAGGCGTCAATCCGAAAGGGAGAGAGGTTCGATTTCCAATATGATGACGATCAGCCCCGACTTTGGGTCGATGGTCATCCTTGCTACGAACCGAAGCGATGACTGACCCGGCGATCCTCGCCCTCGCCCGCGCGCTGGCGCGGCTCGCTGCCCGCGAGGCAGGTGGATTTGCCCCCCGGCAAGGGGGTAAGCTAGGGCGGCCTGCCCATGCCGCGCAGGCGATTGGAGACGCCGCGCCATGCCCGACAAGCGAGCCGCTATCTATGCCCGCTTCTCAACCGCCCACCAGAACGAAAGCTCGATAGACGATCAGCTCGCGCTGTGCCGGTCCTACGCCGCGCGCAACGGCTATGCGGTCGCCGGGGAGTTCGCTGACCGCGCCAAGTCGGGCGGCTCGATGCTGGGGCGCGATGGCCTCCTCGACATGCTGGCGCGGGCTCAGCGCCGCGAGTTTGACGCCGTGATCGTCGAGGCGCTGGATCGCATCAGCCGCGACATGGAGGACTTGGCCGGGCTGCACAAGCGGCTCAAGTTCCTCGGCGTGCATCTGGTGGCGGTCCACGAGGGGAGGGCGAACACGATCCTCGTCGGGCTGCGCGGGCTGGTGGGGCAGCTCTACCGGGAGGACGGGGCCGAGAAGGTCAAGCGCGGGATGGCGGGCGTGCTGCGCGGCGGGAGGTCAGCGGGCGGGCGCTGCTACGGCTACAGGCCGGTCCTCGGCAAGCCGGGCGAGCTGGCGATCATCGACGACGAGGCAGACGTGGTGCGGCGCATCTTTGCCGCCTATGCCGCCGGGCGCTCGCCGCGCGACATCGCCGGCGATCTCAACCGGGACGGGATCGAGCCGCCACGCGGCGAGCGCTGGAACGCCAGCACCATCAACGGCAACCTCACGCGCGGCCACGGGATGCTCCTCAACCCGATCTACGCGGGGCGGATCGTCTGGAACCGGGTTAGCATGATCCGCGACCCCGACACCGGGCGAAGGGTGAGCAGGCCGAACCCGGAGGCCGAATGGCAGAGCGCCGACGCGCCTCACCTGCGGATCATTAACCGCGAGCTATGGGATGAGGTGCAGGCCCGGAAGGCCGGGCGCTCGCGGCAATCCGGCGAGCCGCTGCACCGGCGCAAGCGCCTGCTGTCCGGGCTCCTGCGCTGCGGTCATTGCGGGGCCGGGATGTCGCTCTCAGGGCCGCACAGGGGCAAGCCCCGGATCATGTGCTCGCAGGCCCGCGAGGCGGGGACGTGCACCAGCACTAAGCGGGTGCCGCTGGACGCCATCGAGCAGACGGTCATCAGCGGGCTCCGCAGCCAGCTAGGCAACCCCGGCGCGCTGGCTGAATACGTGAGCATCTTTCGGGAGGAGCGGCGGGCGGCGACGGCGGCGGCCACGCGCGACAGGACGCAGATCGAGAAGCGCCTCGCCGTGGTGGCCGGATCAATCGAGCGCATCGTGGCGGCGGTCGCTGACGGCGTCATGACCGGGGACGAGGCGCGGGAGAAGCTGGCCGGGCTGCGGCAGGAGCGATCAGGGCTCGACGCCCGGCTCGCCGACGCCGTTCGCGAGGCCGACGTGATCGAGCTGCACCCCGAGGCGGTGCGCGCCTATCGCGAGCACCTCAAGACGCTCGCTGCCGTCATGGGCGACGCCATCGCCGACGCTGACCCGGACGTGATCGAGGCGTTCCGGGGGCTGGTGGAGGGCGTGATCGTCACGCCCGGCGGCAGATACGAGCCGCCGCTAGTCGAGATCAGGGGCAGGCTGGCGGCCCTGACAGGGCAGGCTATCGCGCCCGCTGGCCGCTATCGGGCCGGTGTGGCGCTTGAGGTGGTAGCGGAGGGGCGTTGCAACCACGAGCGCCACATCGTGAGCTTCGGATCGTGGCGGGCAGAAAGGCGCTGATGCCGGCTGTTGGATTTTTTCCAATTTAGCTATTGACGTTTTTTCGCGCGTCCAATAAATAGGAATTGTCGGCGACACAGAGCGCCGGCCCGCCGAGGGGGAACGCCCTCGGGCCTACCGGGCAAGGCCATTGCCCGGATCATGAAAGCAACCGAAGCGCGGCATTCCGCACGCGCCCAAGCCTGAGGAGGCTTTCATGCTCCGCACTCTCTCCGCCACCTGCGTCGCCATCGCCCTCGCCGACAAGCGCGGCACGCTCCGCCTCGTTGAGCGGCCCAGCCGCTTCGGCGGCACCTGCATCGCCATTGAGGACGATGTCGGGGTCATTGAGGTCGCTGACGATCTCGCCAGCGCAGAGGCGCGGGTCGCCGAGCTGCGGGAGCGCGCACGATGAGCGCGCCTATCCTCTCATGGCGCGGTCTGCCATATGACCGCAGCGCCTTCCTGACCAAGGGGACGGAGATGGCGTTCGCCTACGTGCCCGGCACCCTGAGCCGCTTTGCGATCTACGAGACGCGGGGCGGGCGGGACGAGCACGGGCACCCCACGCTGGTCTATCGCCTGCGGGACGCGGCCACGGTCAGCGATGCCGACCTGCAGGCCGGCAAGAGGCCCAGCGTGATCGGCACGTTCAGCGAGCCCGATGAGGCTGCTGCTGAGGCGCTGCGGATCGCGGAAGCCGGGTAAAGAAATCTGCGCGGGCGTTGGATTTTTTCCAATTTTCCTATTGCATCTGCGCCCACTTCGTCTATTATCTTCTCAACGGCAACGGGCCGCCGATTGGAGAACGAGATCATGGAACGCCGCGCTCAGGTTTACGACAACCGCATCACCCGCAAGGCTCTGGTGCTGACTGCTTCCCGCCCATTTGTTGCGATCAAGCCTGCCGGGTTCCTCAACCCGGTCATCGGTCACTACGCAACCATGAGGGCCGCGCAGCAAGCGGCCAAGCGGTTCGATGAAAGGGCCGCCCGCTGATCCCGCCCCGCTACGGCCTGATGGCCCGGCCTCGCCGGGTCATCGGAGCGCAGCAAGCGCTGATTGGAGATGCAAAATGGACCTCACCACGAAAACCCTCGAGCAACTCAAGGACATGACCGCTCACGCGATCAAGCGCAACGACAAGGGCCTCATTGCCGAGATCGCGCGGGAAGCACAGCGCCGCGTCTACGCCGCAGGCATCGTGTTTAAGTCAACGCCGGAAGGTCGTGCCCGCGCTAGGGCTTACCTCAAGTCACACCGCTGATCGGAGAGTGACGATGACCGACCCTTTCGCGCACCTTGACGATTTCGACACCGCTCCACGCGCATCGGCCCAGCCCGCCGCGACCGAGCGCCTGCACATGGCGAACGGGGGCGACAGCCAGCACGCCTGCCCGCGCTGCAACGGCACCGGCACCTTCCGGGGCTACGCACGGTCATTCAGCTGCAACGCCTGCAAGGGCTCGGGCAAGGTCGCCCGCGCGGTCGCATCGGCTGCCAAGGGGCGGCAGACCCGCGAGGCCAACGACAGGGAGCGCCGGGCAGCCTTCATCGTCGAGCACACCGACGAGCTGGCCTACATGCAGCGCCGGGCCGAGCGCTCCGATTTCTACGCCGGCCTCCTGAGCAAGTTCCAGACCTACGGCTCGCTCACCGAAAACCAGCTTGCAGCCGTGCGCCGCGACATGGCGGAGGAGCCCGCGCGCCTTGAAGCGCTCCGCGCCCAGCGGGCAGCCAAGGGCGGCGAGGTCAGCATCAGCGCCATCGAGGCGCTGTTCGGCACCGCCACCGACAACGACATCAAGCGCCCGGTCTTTCGCGCTGGCGGCATCGAGATTTCCAAGGCCCCGATGCACGGGGCGAACGCCGGGGCGCTCTACGTCAAGAGCGAGGGCGACGTGTATCTCGGCAAGATCGTCGCCGGTCGGTTCCATGCCAGCCGCGAGGCCGGGGCCGATACGCTCGCCCGCCTGCAAGCGGTCGCTGCCGACCCGACCGCCGAGGCGATCAAGTATGCCCGCCTGACGGGCCGCTGCTCCTGCTGCGGCAAGGGCCTTGTGGACCCCGTCTCGATCCGCGCCGGCATCGGCCCGGTCTGCGCCGAAAATTGGGGCCTTGACTACCGGCGCGACCTCGCCCGCGAGGAGCTGGCGGCGGAAGCCTGAAACGCAAAAAGGCCCCGGCCTGCCGAAGCAGGGCCGGGGCCAAGGTGAGGGAGGAAACGCCCGTGAAGGCTGCCGCTTAGGGCGGCAAGTCCCAGCGCCGGGGCTAGGCGGCGAAGCTGGTCAATTCATCGGCTGCACTCTCAGGTTCGACAGGATGTCGCGAATGATCGCCTCGCGGGCGTCCTGATCTACGTCGTCGGTCAGTGTCGCGAGCGCCACCTGCAGGAGGCCGCTCGCATAGTAAATTTTCACGATCCCCGGCATGCCTGCCATCTCGGATCGTGCCGTATCAATGGCCTGATCCACAGCGCGCTCCCCTGCTTTTGTCAGCGCGAGCAGGCTGGTCATGGCGACCGCTTCTTCTTTCCCGGCGGGCACCAGCTTTGTTTCTTTAGGCTCCCGCTCTCCCCATATGGGCGGGCGTGGCCGGCGGCAATCAGCTCGGTCGCTAGGTCACGCCCATCGGGCAGCGTGACCGATGCCACAACGCGGCACATATACTTATCGGGGCCGACGTTGGTCACGGTGATTTCGTCGCCGGGCCGCACCAGTGACCGCGCGAACGCCGTGGCGGCTTTGCCGGCGGCAACCTCGGCGTCGCACCTAGCTGACGGCTTTCTGCTTTCCGGCGTGTCAATCCCGCGCACCCGGATGCGGAGCAGACTGCCCGGCAGAAACTTCGAGCACGGCTCCCCGATGATGATGGTGTCGCCGTCGATCACGCGCATCACCACTACCTCCTCAGCGTGCGCGCGAGTGCCCGAAAGCAGGGCGGCCAGAGCGCCTGCGAGTAAGAGCATGGAGGTCATGGCGAGCGCTCGATGGCGACCTGCTCGCGCACGTCCATCGGCGGGAGACGCCACGGCGTCCCGCAGTCGTAGCTCACCAGCGCGTCGATCATGATGCCGTCGGCGTCGTGCCAGCCGCGCGGGATCGCGGCGGTGAAAGGCCCGACCACAAGGCGGTTGCCGGCGATGAAGCCGACGCCATCTGCCCATGGCTGACCGGACGGATCGATCACATGCAGGGTCACCGACTGATCGCCCCATCGCGCCAGCCAGCGGGTCGTCGGGGCGCAGTTGCGGCGCTTGTCCACGGCGATGTGCCACGACAGCTCATCGCCGCGTCGTTCGGCCTGCACAATCTCCCACTGCGTGGTCGGGGGATTGAGCCGGAGTTCGATCACCGGGGCGACCAGCATGATCGTGACCGCAAGGCCGATGACGACGAATGTGGCGGTGATGGTGGAAGCGAACCGCCTGCCGGCGAAACGGATCGCGTTAGTCATTGGCCTTGTCCTGCTTTGAGCTAGGGGCAGGCTTGTCGGCGCTCACTTGTGTGCGGCGGGCTTTCCAGATGTCGAGGACGAGGCCGCTGACCGCGATGCCTCCGATGCCGATCAGGAAGCCGGAGAAACTGTGCCGAGCCGCTGCGTCCACCACGATCTTGCCGAGCACGCTGTCAAAAAGAGGGATCGCAAGCGGGGACAGGTAGACCGCGCAGATCGCGCCGACCGTGATCGACACGAGGCCGTCTTTCCAGTCCTCTCGGAGCGACAGCCATCGCACGACGCCGCCAAGCGCGCCGGCAACGGCGAGCTGCCCCTTCTCGCCAATGAGCCAGACCCAGAAGCCTTCGTGCATAGTCTCAGTCCTCGATCAGTGACGTTGCTGCGGCCACTGCCGCCGATCTCTTGCTCTCGCATTCCACGAGGGCGCTGCGGTCGCGGGCCATGACGGACGCGACCTGCCGGGCTGATAGCGCCGCATCAGGCAGGGGCTCCGGCTTGCGGCATGGGGTGGTGGCGAAGGGAGGGATGGTCGGGCGGACGATGACCGTCCTGATCTCAGGGGCGGGCGGGCGTGCCGCGCAGGATGCGGACCCGGTCCCGATCAAGGCCGCAGCTATCGCCGGCAGGTAGCGCCGCATTGGCCTTCTCCATCTGTGTCAGGGCTTGGTCGCGCTCGGCTCGATCCTGAGCGGCGCGGGCTTCTGCGGCAGCGACGGCGACGGCCTGCTGGGCCTGCGCCTCCGCGACCTTGGCGTTGCTGGTGGCGATCTGCTCGCGCCAGAGCGCGTTGGCCTCCGCCTTGCCGCTGGCGCGGGCATCAGCGAGCGAGGCGCGATAGGACGACACCGCCAGCCACGAGCAGAGCGCCGCGACCGCGAGGAGCGCTGCGATGCCGATGCCGATGGCTGCGGCGCGGGAGAGCTTGAGGCCGGCCAGCGCGGCGAGCATGTCAGCCGGCCTTGAGCAGGGCGGCGGTCATCGCGCGCATGCGGTCGCCGACGAGCTTGGGGGTGTTAAGCTCCGGCTCGAATGGCAGGATGCTGATGTCCCACTTGCCGCGCTGGGCGATCCCGAGGTTCGTCTGTACCTCGGCATGGGTCAGCAGCGTGGTCGCGCCCGGCGTGATCCGGTAGCGCCGGCAGAGCTGAGCGAGCACCTGCGCTAGCGTGGTCCACTGGATCGCCGTCAGGGGCGATGGGCCGGCGTTGAAAGGGCGCTCGATTGCGCCCCTCATCCCGCACAGCGAGACGCCGATGCTGCCGGTGTTGCAATTGAGGGTGTGGCTGGCGCGGGGGCGGAGCACTGAGCCCATCGCATTTGCCGCGATGGTCGGGACGCCGCGCACCAGCTTGCCGTCTCCCTCGATCAGGATGTGGTAGTGCTGGCGGTCAATAGAGCTGGCCTTGGTGCCGCCCGCTGTCCAGTGCGCGATGATCCGGCGGAGGTCGGCTGCGGGTGTCCATTCGCCGGGGAGAGCGACTGCTGTCATGCGTCATCGCGCCGGCATTTCTGCCAGCGCCCTCGGTTCGGATTGCGGGATGTCAGGCGACGAGCAGGAGCGGTTGTCGCTCCTCGATCAGCGCCACCAAGGCGGCGGGCTGGTCGAGGATCGCGATGATGGCCTCCCGGCGCGTGCCGGTCGCCCCTCTGAACCCGACTGCCGCGAAGGTATCGCTTGCGCCCTCGGTAGCCGACACCGAGCCGGAGACGACCGCGCCGCCCGAGAAGAACGCGCCATCAGCGCCGGCCTCGGGCGCGACCAGCGAGCCGTTGATCGTGCGATAGCCATCTGCCGTCAGGTTATCGTTGCCGGCCTCGCTGACCGACATGCTGCCGGTGGCGCGGACGCCGCCAGACGCCGAGATCGTATCCGATCCAGCCTCATCGACGGCCAGCGCACCGAACACCAGAACGGCACCGGATGCTGCGAAGCCATCAGTGCCGGCCTCGGTCGCGGCGAGCGAGCCGTTGGTCGAGAACGAGCCGGACGCCGAAAGTGTGTCGGCCCCGGCCTCGGTGACGGCCAGCGCACCGGTGACGACCACAAGGCCGGCGGCTGCGAGTGTGTCGCCGCCGTCCTCGGTCGATGCCAGCGCGCCAGCGACGCGCACCACGCCCGAGATCGCAGCGGTGTCAGCGCCAGCCTCGCTCGCGGCTAGGTTGCCGGTGGAGGAGAACGAGCCAGAGGCGGAGAAGGTGTCAGACCCCGCCTCGGTGACGGTCAGGCTGCCGAGGACGAGGACCGTGCCAGAGGCCGCGAGGTTGTCGTTCGCGCCCTCGGTGACTGCTAGCGCGCCCGTGACCGGGACGCTCCCGCCCGTGGCCGCGAAGGTGTCGGCTCCGGCTTCGCTGACAGCCAGCGTGCCCGCAACGATGACCACGCCCGAAGCCGCAAGGGCATCAGACCCGACCTCGCTGACGGCGAGAGCGCCCGCAATCCTGACCGTGCCCGACGCGGCGGCTGTGTCTGCGCCAGTCTCGGTGGCGGCCAGCGAGCCAGTCGAGATCGCGCCGCCGGTTGCGGCGAGCGTGTCGCTGCCGGCCTCAGTGACGGCGAGAGCGCCAGAGACCAGAACCGATCCCGCAGAGGCCAAGCCGTCAGATGCCGCCTCGGTGACGGCAAGCGAGCCGGCAACGATGACCAAGCCCGACGCGGCGAGGACATCCGCCCCGGCCTCCGTGACCGCCATGGTCCCGGTGACGGGAACGCTGCCGCCCGATGCCGCGAACGTGTCAGAGCCGGCCTCGGTCGCAGCCAGAGCGCCGGCGACCAGAACGACGCCGGCAACGGTGGCCGTATCCCCGCCCGCCTCGGTCGCGATGAGGTTGCCAGCGACAGCGCCGCCAGCAGCCCCAGCGCTAGTCTGGAATGCGTCCTCCTGAAACGCGCCCGGCTGGAATGCGTCCTCCGGCGCGGCGGTCTGGACGGACAGTAGTTCGTCCGCGAACCAGCCCTCGGGCAGCGCCTTCTCGTCGAACCACGCTCTAGGGTCTAGCAGTGCCGAAAATGCGCCCGGACGAGCCATCGCCTACTCCTCGACTGGAGGCTCAGGAGGCGGATCAGCCGGAGGCTCAGGAGGCGCGGGCGGGTGCCAGTCGTCGTCCACGTAGAACCACCCCGGCCCGACGTATTCGGGACACATGATTTCATCAATGCCGGTCGGCAGATGGTTCCACGGCGTCACGCCATCCCACCGGCAGGTGTTCCAGACCCAGCCGTCTGAGATGCGAACGAGCGCGAATTTATAGCCGCTCACCATGACATAATGATCCCGAACCCGTTGCCGCCATTGCCGCCCTTGCCGCCGATGCCGGGGTTCATCCCGACACCGCCTCCGCCGCCACCGCCGCCGCCCTTGCCACCGTCGCCGCCGTTCGCGCCTGCCGTGGATGCGGTGACAGTTGTTCCGCCACCGCCGCCGCCTGTGCCGCCTACGATGCCGTCAGTGTCAACTCCGTTCGCGCCTGCCGTGGGGGATGCGCCCGAAGTTCCTGCTGCACCACCAAGCCCGCTCGCCGTAGCGCCCACGCTGTTGCCTGCGCCGCCGCCCGCCGTAGCGTCCACGGTGTTCGGGACGCTGCTGTGACAACCGCCTGAGCCGCCGCCAGCGCCGCCAAACCGGGCATTACCGCCCGCCGTAACGATGGGAACCGTTGCGCTGTTGTTCGATCCGCCGCCACCGCCACCGCCCTCCCATGCCGGGCCAAACGCGCTTGAATTGCTGCCGCTTGTGGGTTGCCCGGATTGCGCCACGCCAGACACTGCTCCGGCGATGTTGTGGATGCCAGCTCCTGTCCCGCCGCTTGTAGCCGTAGCTGTGATCTGACCCGCTACGCCGCCGCTGCCGCCGAAAACGTTCAAAAAAACCGTTGTTGGTGACCTCGCGAAGGACGCGCCACCAGCGGTGGGCGAAAATCCCGCCGCGCCCCCCGGACCCCCTTGGGCACCCAGACCACCGAGGCCGATGATTACACGCAGCGTGTCAGGCAATTCGTCGGTCAGGAATATTTGACTGACACACCCGCCGCCACCGCCACCCGATCCGCCCTTCGCCACCGCCGCCGTTGCAAGCGAGGCCCCGCCCGCGCCCCCACCGCCAGCGCCCCAGAGCCGGATCAGGGTCAGACCCGTGCGCTGGCCTGTGGGCTTGTTCCATGTGCCGCCCGGAAAATCGAAAGTCTGTATGTCCGCCGAGGGGAACGGCGATGCCACTCGCCAGCCGCATTTCTCGTCGAACGTCACGCCCGTCTGTGCAGGAACAGACCCCGCCCAAAGATCAACAACAGTCGTGCCGTCAGTGTGGCGGATAACGATGTCCTGCGCCGCCGTGGCGTGGTCGTTGAACAGGCTCAAAAACTTGATCTTGCGCGTGGTTGACGCGCCGGGGCTGGCGACAACATCAGTCGTGGTCGCCGCCGCAATGCTGGTGTCGGCCCGTCCCGGCGTGACAGTCGTTCCAGACAAGTCCATGAAGGTCGCGTGAACATGCACAGGGTTTGCGCTCGACGTGACGACCTGCAATTTATCAGAGGTTGACGCCAGATAGATCATGGCGTCACCACGAAATTACGACGCAATAGCCGTCACCGCCAACGCCGCCCGCGCCGCCAAGGCCCGGATTGCTGCCACGCCCGCCGCCGCCTCCGCCACCGCCACCAAGCCCGCCCGCGCCGCCTGCTGCGCCATTGGTCGAAGCCTGCACGGTTGAGCCGCCACCCCCACCGCCCGCGCCGCCGACAAGCCCGTTGCTTGGCGCGCCAGCATCGCCGGGCGTAGGTGGGGAGCCAGAAACGCCAGCCGCGCCGCCAGTGCTTAAGCCAGAGCTTGGCCCACCACCGGCAGAGGGGCTATTCGTAGCGGGAACCGCAGACGTTCCGCCACCCGAACCACCGCCGCCACCACCGAACAGCGACCCGCCGCCACCAGTCGCAGCGGCAGCATTGGAAGAGCCCCCACCGCCACCGCCTCCCAAATGGCCGTAATAAGTGCTTCCTGAGCCAACCGACCCGGTAATGCCTTGAATGTCGAAGCCGGGGCCTGCTGACGATGGCTGACCGCCTGAGCCGCCAACCGCAGCGCTCGCCGACACGCCTGCGGAGTGACCGCCGCCGCCACCTCCCCCGCCAGTCGCGAGGCCGGAGATTTGCCCGCCCCTGCCACCGCCGCCGCCGTAGCCGGTCAGCAGCGTGCCGAATGTGGTGTTGCCTCCAACGCCGCCGTCACCGCCCGCTGCGCCAGCCGTGCCGCCCGTGCCCGCCGAACCGCCCGCGCCAATCGTGACGCTTTCAGTGTCGCCGAGATCGCTCGCGCGGAATATCCGCTCAACAAAACACCCGCCACCACCTCCCCCGCCGCCTTTGGTAACGGTCGCAGTCGCAAGCGATGAGCCGCCGCCGCCGCCACCGCCTGCACCCCAGACGCGAACCAGCACGACGCCCGCATTGAAGCTGGTCGGCTTGTTCCATGTGCCACTGGCGGCGAAAGCCTGAATATTCGTGGGCCGCGAGTTGCCCGTGACCGTCCAGCCCTCGCCCTCGACATAGACGAGGCCAGCCTGAGCGGGCAGCGAGATCGAATAGATGTCCACCGTGGTCGTGCCGTCGGTGTGCTGGATCGTGACCTTGTTGGCGTCGGTCGCGCTGTCATTCCACACGTTGACGAGCTGCACAGCGCGTGAGGTCGAGGCAGCGGGGCTAGCCACGATGTCAGTCGTGGTCGCGGTCGAGATGGCCGTATTGAGCCTCCCCACCGTGACCGCCCCCGCAGCCAGATCAGCGTAGGCAGCGTGGACGCGGATGTCCCCCGCCTGCGCTGTGACCAGCCGGAGCTTGTCAGACGTTGAGTTGAGTAGGATCATGAATTTGCATCCTCAATCACTTTGGCGACATCGTTCAATTGATTGTCGCCGAGGTCACAGCGATGGGCGCGACGGCGTTGCGCGCGGCATCAGCGGCGATCTGCTTTTCGACCGACTGCACATGCGCGAGGGAGCCAGCGACGACGCCATCCCACCAAGCGCTCAGCACTTCCTCAATCGTAGGCTGGCGAGGCTGGCCGGCGGCATCAAGCCAGCGCCCGGCGTAGGATTTGGCGTAGGCCGCGATCAGGCGCGCGCTGTCAACCTCGCTCACGTCCTTGACGATCTGCACGCCGCGACCCTGCGCGACCGTGCCGACCGTGGTGCCTTGAACCAGTAGCGTGATTGAGCCCATGTCAGTCCCTCTTTGAAAAGCTGGTCACTAGATTGTCGCCGCGAGGCGGAAAAGGTCATCCACCTGAGCAGCCGTTGCGGCCCCGCCCGCGATCAGCAGGGCGAACACCGGGTCTGCCCTGTGAAACGTAGATGACCCCTTGATCTTGGCCTGCGCCTCGCGGCGCTGCTCCTCGGACAACGGTGCCAGCGCGGCGACCACGAAGGCCGGGATCACGCCGCTGCCGAGGTATGCGTCAACCTCGTCCCATGTCACCATGTCCTTGCGGCGCGCGGCGATCATGAACTGGGTTTCCGTGACCTGCCCGGGAACGGGTGAAGGAGAGACCTCGCCCTCGATGCTGACCAGAACGCCGTCTGTGTAAGTCGCGACACGCATTAGACTGCCCTCAGAAATGGACCGGGTGATGCAAGGTTCGACTGAGAAAAAGTGTTGCCGCTCTCGTCTCCATACGCCCCGTAGGTTCGGTCTCGGAAGGGAGCAGTTCCAGAGAGCCCATATCCTTGGTTATCACTGAGCCCGAACAGTAGGTTGAACTCTGGTCTAAAATAGCCGGCCACATGAAAACTTGCAGTAGCCCCGCTTGCCATAAATGCGATCCAGACTGTCCCGACAAGCGTTTGATTTATGGTCGCCACATGGTCTGTGTCTGCGCCGACCGTAGCCATGTCGCCACTATCGTAGATCAGGGTGCCGGGTCCATTGCTCGTCTGGCTGGTCCGGTCGTTGAACAAGCCGAGGCGGACATTTACCGACGCAGTGTGTGTGTTGTGGGTGCGGAACCCGATGCGATTGAAAGTAGTTGGGCGCTGAAAGAAATACGGAAAAACCCACATCCGACCGGCTGCTGGGGCCGTGCTTACGCCGTTATTGTCCGTGAATGGCGGAAAGTAATAGTACGCCGGGTCAAGCTTTGGTGCCGCGTAACTGCCAGATGCGTTCAGCGTCGCACCCGACATGCTCAACCCGGTTCCGAGCGTAATGGCAGCCACGTCTCCCGTCGCGCCACGCCCTAGCAATTGGCTGGCCGATAGGGCCACGTCAGACACAGCCCCACCAGTCGCCGCCGCACGGGCCACAACGCTATTCGCAGCCGCCGTCAGGGTGTGTTCTGCATTCCAGTGCGATGGCAGGACATGGCCAGCCGTTACCGATGCCGGGTCGTCTGCAATCGTGCTGTTAAAGCCGTGCTTGAGTGAAACCGTCATTGCACCGTCTCG